GGCAACATCTTCGCGCTGGAAACGAGCGGCGCGTACACGATCGCGGCGATCTACACCGGCACCGAGGCGCAGGCGCTCGCGGGTGCGGCGACCGGCTCGGCCACGGCCGACGCGGGCCTCAATGAGTTCGTCATCAACGGCGGCGGGCAGCTGCCGCCCTCGGTGCTGCAGGGCGCCGCAGTCGCCACGGCCACCGCGAGCGGCACGCTGCTGTCGGAAACCGAAGCGGTGCCGCCGCGCTTTAGTCGGCAATGGATCCTGAAAATCACGTCGGGTGGCGAGATCATCCGGCAGGCTGCCTAAGAGGTTCCCATGCGAAAGCTACTGCTGTTGCTCTGCCTGATCGCGACGCCGGCGCTGGCCGCCAATCTCGACCTCACCTGGACGTATCCGAGCAAAAACGTCGACGGGACGGACATTCCCGCCACGGGTGCCGGCTCGATCGCCTCGAGCAAGGTCGAGTGGGGAACGTGCACTGGAACTGCGTTCGGCACGAAGGCGGGCGAGGCCACGGTGCCGGCGCCGACGAAGACCTACAGCGTACCGAACCTCGCTCCCGGTACGCACTGCGCCCGGGTGGCGGTGACGAACAGTTACGGCGTGGCGTCGGACTTCACGGCTGCCGTCTCTCGCACGGTGGACGCACCGAAGCCGCTGCCGCCGGTGATTACCATGGCCACGGTCGTGCGCCTGTACCTGCGGGACAACCTGAGCCTCGTGGCGGGAACGATCGCGCTCGGCGTCGAGTGCGGCGACCAGGCGAAGGGTGAGTGGCACGCGGTCAACCGCTCGGCTGTGAAGCTGAACTTCATCGGCCGCATTGCGCGTGACATTCCGCTCGTGGCGAAGTGCGGCGCAAACGGCTGAGTCCGGCGGACGAGCACATTGCATGGCTCGCCGGCCGGTTGCCATCAGAGGCGCTGACGGATTTCGGACGGACCGTGGACGATTCGCCGCTCGGCCGATTCGCGGAGCAACACTGCCGGGCGATTGCGCTGCGTCGCAAGGTGACGCGCCTGAAGGCTACTGGCAAATACAATGGTGACGCATGAGTAACGGTTTCCGCGAACGACTGCTGAGCATCGGCGAGGACGGCTCGGCGCTGGCGAACAGCAGCTCGGCGACGTCACTGCTGCCGGCGGCGCGCAAGTTCACGCTGCCCAGCTACTTCTTCGACCGCATCGGCAAGGCGCTCCTGGTGCGAGCCTCGGGCCGCATCAGCACGGTCGTCACGACGCCTGGCACGCTGACACTCGACGTGCGGCTCGGCTCGATCGTGGTGTTCTCGAGCGGCGCGATGACGCTCAACACCACGGCGCAGTCGAACGCCGGCTGGCTCTACGAGGCCGAGCTCGTCTGTCGCGCGATCGGCGCCTCGACCAGCGCGAACCTGCTCGGCCAGGGGCTGTTTCGCAGTCATGCGGTCATCGGCTCGGCCGCACCGACGGCAGGCACGGCTGGCGCGCACGTCCTGCCGTACAACGCGGCGCCGGCAGCCGGCAACGGCTTCGACTCGACGGCCTCGCAGACGCTCGACTTCTACGCCACCTGGTCGGTTGCGAACGCCTCGAACACGATCACGCTGCATCAGTTCGCGCTCGACGTCTACACGTAATCCATGCCCATCTCGCGGTCAGCGTCGCGGTCGGCGGGTGGGTTTGCGGGGTATAAGGCGGTCGGCAGTCCCGATCCAATCACCGGCCTGATCTTCCCGTCGAACGGCACCAGCAACCCGGTGGCGTTCCGCTGGACGGGGACGTTCCCGGACATCGTGCCGCTGACGGTCATGTGCAAGTATTACCCGGTGCAGCAGACCGGCTACTACTGCACGTTTTTTCACTCGCGCACGGACGGGAGTTTCGTCGCAACATGGACGTACTTCGGTTGCCATCCCTATCCGAATCCGCCACCAGACGGCACGGCGCATAACTGGGAAGTATCGGTAGGAGGAGTCGACGACACCACGGACGAGAACGCAAATAGCACCGTCGTCACGAAGGGCCAGTGGTATTCGCAGGCATCGACGAGCCGAGCGAATGGCGGGTCGTCGAGCATCATCGATTTCTACTGGGATCTCGATACCAGCAGCAGCCGGATCATCAGCCATACGACTGGCGCGACACTGGCGAACGATGCCAATCAGCCCGGGATCACGTTCGGATTCTCGCCGTGGACAGCGACAGAGAATCTGAGCGGTCGGCTTCGCGGGCTTCAAATTTACAGTGCGCAGCTGTCGCTGGCGGATATCGAAGCGCTGCACGTCTGCGAGTCGGATTCTGAAGTGCTGGCGGTCTGCGCGTCTCGGTCGATCACATCGTTGTGGTATTTGAACATGAACCCGACGCCGACCGACATCACCGACAAGAGCGGCGAGGGTCACAGCCCGTCATGGGTTAATGCCAATCGCCCGACGCTGTGGGAGGCGTAGGTGGCTCTTTCGGACACCGGCCTCGTCTGCCGCTACTACTTCGATGAAGCGACCAGTGGCACGTCGCCGACGGCGGTGCCGGACACCAGCGGTAATGCATACCATCTGGACACGATCAATTACGGATCGGGGAACATGGCGTGGGCCGGGTCGGCGGGCGCGACCGGGCTTGAATCAACCGCCACGACCGGGACTCAGCGAGCGCTGAGAGCACTAGTCACGTCCGACGCGCTGCTGACTGCGCTGAATGGCGCTACCCAGGTCACGATGGAGCTGGTCGTTCGCGTGGACGCGATCAGCGCCAGCACGGGCCGAGTGTTCGTGATTAACGACACAGCCGGCGGGAATCCCCGACTCGGTGTGGCTGGAAATTCGACCAGTAATTTCTGGTTTTTCTTCAATGGGAAATACAGCGAGATCGCGAATCTCGGCACGTCGAAGCAGGTTTTGCACGTCGTCTGGGATACGACCGCCGGGACGGACGATCCGCGCATCAAGCTATATGTGAACGGATCGTTCACCGCGGACCTCGGATCAGCCACGGGGATCGCGCAAGACGAAACACTGTCGATTGCAAGCGGTCAAAATCTGATCGCGTTTAACCGCGAATCGAGCGGCAGTTTCGATCGCTCATTCGACGGGGTGCTGTTCTATGCCTCCCTGTACAGCGGCGCGTTCGACTCGACGCGCGTCAGCGATCACTACGACGTACTGACGGCGGATGACGACGAGCCGGCCGGCGGGCCGGTCTCGCATGCCCTGGAAGGTGCCGCGACCGCCGGCGCCACGGCCAGCGCCGGCCTGACCGTTCTCTCCGAGGTCATGTATGACACGGGGACCGAACACGTCCGCACCGGCACGACGAGCCCGCAGACGTTCTCGCACGCGGCAGCGGCCTCGGGCGTGCGTGGCGTCGTCGTGGCGCTGGTCCACGGCACGAGCGCGACCGATCACGTCTCCGCGGTCAGCTACGGCGGGGTCGCGCTGACGCGCGTCGTGCGGACGACCGACACCGTGACGGAGCCTGGCGCTGCGGAACTGTGGTTCGTCGGCACGGGGCTCTCCGGCGTGCAGGGCACGCAGACCGTGAGCTACACGCCGGGCGCGACGACCGACGACATTCACGCGGTCTGCATGACCGTGCTGTCGGACGCCGATCTCGAAGTCATCGACTTCGACAGCACGAACACGAACGCGGCCAATCCGTCGCTGACCCTGCAGTACGGCAGCCGCACTGGGCTCGCCTTTGCGGCCCTCTACGGCGGCGGCTCCGCGCCGTCGGCATTCACGCCGAACGGCAACTGCGAAACCGTCCACGATCACGACCTCGGCGCGTTCTATTCCGAGGTCATCCGGCAGACCACGCCGAACAATGCGGACTTCGCCATCGGCGGCACGGCAGCGAGCGACGACGTTGCGTTCGTCGCGATGGTCGTCGGCAAGGTCGCCGACACGAACAAGGAGCTCGCGGGCGCGGCGACGGCGGGCGCTGCGGCCGGTGCTGACCTGACGGTTGTTCGGCCGCCGGAGCCGAGCTATCGGGCGATCAGCCGGCGCAATCGGCCCGGCCGTGGCCCGTATTCGATCGGGCGGATGTTCCGCTCGAACCTCGCCAACCGGATCACGGTCGCGGGTGGCGTTGTGCAGGCCCTGGCGGGCGATGCCGTCACCAGCGCGCAGGCGAGTGCCGCGCTCGCGGTGGCGAAGCTCCTGGAGGGCGCGGCGACGGCTGGTGCCACGGCATCGGCTGATCTCGCGATCACGAAGGTGCTCGCCGGCGATACCACGGCCGGGGCCCTGGCCAGTGCCGGGATCTCGATCGGCAAGCCGCTGGCCGGCGATGCGGTCGTCTCAGGTCTCGCATCCGGCGAGCTGCTGGGCGGCGTCAACCTCGAGGGCTCGGCGCTGGTCGGCGCCAGTGCCAGCGGGGCCCTGACGCTTGCCGTGCCACTCGCGGGCGCCGCCACGGCTGGGGCGACGGCCTCGGCCGACCTGGCACACGTCGTCACGCTGGCGGGTGCCGCGATCGGCTCAGCCTCGGCTGATGGGGCGATCTCGGTCGGCGTGAACCTGGCGGGTGCTGCCATCGCGGGCGCCAGTGCCGACGGACAACTGCTGCTCGGCGTGACGCTGGCGGGCGATGCCCTCGCAAGTGCGCTGGCCTCGGCAGGACTGACGATTCTCGGCTCGGTCGACCTCGAAGGCGCCGCACAGGCGAGCGCCACGGCCTCGGGGAACCTGTCGCTGACCGTGCTGCTCACCGGTGCGGCCACGGCAGGGGCCACGGCCTCGGCGGGCCTCGCGGGATCTGCCAGCCTCGCAGGCGACGCAACAGCCACCGGCACGGCCTCGGCCGAGCTCACGCTCGCGATCCCGTTGAGCGGGGCCGCAATCGCCTCGGCGCTGGCCTCGGGCTCGCTCGAGATCGTCGCGACACTGGCCGGGGCGGCATTGGCCGGGGGCACCGCCTCGGCGGATCTGCTCAAGGCGGTGAGCCTGCAGGGCGATGCGGTGGCGAGCGGTACAGCCAGCGCCGCGCTCGGCTTCCGCGAGGCGACGCTGCTGCGCACCGTGAAATTTGCATCTGGCCGCCCGCGCACGCTCTTTGCGAGCGACGGGCGACGTACTGCGGCAAGGTGGCGCGAGTCGCGCATCGCTGCCGTCAACTGAGGTTCACATGGTCGAATTCGAGAAAGACCCGGGCGAGACGCTGGACTATGCAGCCGATTTCGCCGGCCATTGCGCTCGAATCCGTGAGTCGAACACCGACTACTCGACCAACACGATCGTCCTGCCGGCCAGGGCAACGGGGCTGCAGTACAAGGCGACGACGGCGGGGCGTACCGGAACCAACGAGCCGCGGTGGCCGATGACGGTAGCGCAGACGGTCACGGACGGCTCGGTCGTGTGGACGGCCGAGGCCATCACCACGGGCTCGCTGCTCAGGACGCTATCGAGCGCAGCCTGGTCGGCCGACACGGGTGTGACGGTCGGCAGCCCGAGTACAGCTGGCACGAAGTCGACCGTGCTGATCTCAGGCGGCACCGAGGGGCAGGACTACGACGTCGTGTGCACGGGGACGTGCAGCGATGGCACCTATCCCGTTGTCAGCTTTACGCTCAAGGTGCGGCGCCCGGCGCGCACGGTGTCCTGTGAAAATTAGCGTCGAGACCGACGTCAGGGCCGCGAAGGAAGCGCTCTTGAATTTAGCGAAAAAGCAGATCCCGGCTGCGACCATGTATGCCCTGACGAAGACCGCAAAGGACGCTCAGGCGGCCGTCGAGAAAGAACTGCCGAAGGTGTTCGACCGACCGACACCGTACACGCTGCGGGCCATCCGTACCTTACCAGCGACGAAGCGCAAGCTCGTGGCCGAAGTGCTCATCAAGGATGGCAAAACCAGTGCAGGCGTGTCCCGGGACAGTTCGGGCAAGCCGGTGAAGTCGCTGTTCCATCACGTCGAGGGTGTGGCACGGGCGAGGAAGCCCTTCGAGAATCTGCTGCAGGCCCGTGGTCTCATGCCGCAAGGCTGGTATGCAATCCCGGGCAAGGCGATTCCGCGGGATCAGTACGGAAACGTGCCGAGCGGCATCATTAATCGCGTGCTTTCACAGTTGCAGGCGCACAGCGTCTACCACATGGATCGAAACGAATCTGCCAAGTCGAAGGCTCGGCAGATGTCCGCAAAGCGGAAGGTGTTTCAGCGCTATTTCGTCATCATGCCGGGCACGTTGTTAGGTGCGCGTCTGCACCCTGGCATATGGGAGCGCACACACGTAGGGGCGAAGCTGGTTGGGCCAACTCAGCGAGGGCACGGATCTATTCGCCCGCTGTTCATCTATGTCAGACGGGCCACATACACGAAGCGGCTGCCATTCGATGCCATCGTAGAACGTACAGTGGCAAAGCGATTTCGTGCGAACTTCGAGGAGGGCGCGCAGTGGGCGCGCGACACGGCTAGGGCGTAATCGGGTATAAAGACGGGGCCGGGCGGTGCGTCAACACCAACCCGACCCCTAACCATAAACCCTAGTTGGAGGGCCTATGGCTGAGGCGCAGCATAGCGCAAAGACTTGCTCTGTCTGTGGTGAGACAAAGCTACGCGATGCGTTCCGAAAGAAAGGGGCGCAGTGCAAGCGATGCCTTTCGGCACGGCAAGTGGTGGCCAATAAACGCAGGCTAATTGCCCTTCGGGAAACTCCCGAGGGTCGAGAGCGGATTCGTCGAAACAAGCGCAACTATCAGGCGCGATTGGTCGAGCGCGGGCTAACCATACGCGGCACGCCGCGCAAGCCAAAGCCGGTAAAGGTAGATCGACAGCCAAAGGCACCGAAAGAGCGGAGGCCGTGGCATGGACTTTCGGACACTGAATCGTATCGAGTGCGATATCGGCTAGATCCAGAGTACGCACGAAGGGAACGTGAACGGATCAGCAATCGCAGATTTGTTGACCCGGCGTATGGAGCGCAATGGGAACGATGCGGCAATCGTTGGCTCAGGGCTCTGGGCGGATCGGACGGAACCGTCACGCGAGACCTGATTCGCGCATTGCGCAACGAATCGCACTGCGCGTACTGCATGGGCATCATTCGTAGTGGCGGGAAGCATATCGATCACGTGTGGCCGCTGGCGAAAGGCGGCACGCATAGTGCAGACAATCTGGTGACTTCTTGTGATCGATGCAACCGAACGAAACGCGACAAGCTGCCGCTTCAATGGTTGCTGCAATGCATCGCGGGTCCCTGTTGAGCGCCTCGCCGCGGGTAATGTAGAAGGCGCACTTTTTGGATGGGTGAGCAATTAAGTCACTGACTTTCACCCGCAACGGGTTCGCGAAATTCTGCGGCGTATCACCGTCGCTGGTGTCGTCTTGGATCACGGCCGGGATGCCGGCGAAGGCTGGCCGCCAGGGGCGTGAGGCGCAGATTGTAGCCGAGCAGGCCGTCCCGTGGGTCGTGTTGCACCGCGAGACGCCGCCCGGTTCCCAGCGCGAGCGCCTGGCGAAAGAGCAGGCCGACAAGGTGGCACTCGAGAACGCCGTCAAACGTGGCGAACTGATCTTCTCAGACCAGGTGGCCGAGGTGCTGTTGACGCTTTCCGCGGACCTTGCCTCGCGTCACGACGCGCTACCGGGACGAATGGCCAGTGAGCTTGCAGGAATCAACGAGCCGGCAGTCATCCGCCAGCGACTACTCGACGAGCTCCGAGCCGTCCGCGCCTCCTTTGCTGACGCGATCACGAAGCTCGCGGACGCTCTCGGCAGTGCTGAAGATAGTGGCGGCGATTCAGAGGCCGCCGCCGAAACGGACGGCGAGCGAGTGGGCAAACGAAAGCCGCGTGCTGCCGCCGGGAAGCGCCGAGCCGGGGCCGTGGCGAAGCGATAGGACGCCGTACACGATCCCGATTGCCGAGGCGTGCGCGAGCCCGCACTACCGGCGCGTCGTGGCGGTCATGGGCTCGCAGATGGGAAAGACGGCCGGACTGCTGAACGTCATCGGGCACAAGCTCGACGACGATCCGGCGCCGGTCCTCTACATCGGACCCACGAAGTCGAACGTCGACGGCGTGATCGAGCCGCAGGTGTCGCAAATGCTGCGCACCGCGCGGGGGCTGTGGCGCAAGACGCTGAAGGGCCGCAAGGCTCAGAAACTGATCAAGCGGGTGTCGGGCGTGACGCTGCGCCTGGCGTGGGCTGGTTCCGCGACCGAGCTGGCCTCGCAGCCGGCGCATACGGTGCTGGTGGACGAAGTGGACCGCATGGCGCCGATCCCTGGCGAGGGCGACCCGGTATCGCTGGCAGAGGCGCGCATCGCGACGTACCCGGACGGGCGGCTGATCATCACCTCGACGCCGACCGAAGGGAACGTGAGCGCATCGAAGCACCCCGAAACAGGCGTCGAGCACTGGGACGTCGCGGCGCCCGAGGATCTGTCGAGCGCCGTGTGGCGGCTCTGGCAGGAGGGCACGCGCTACGAGTGGGCGGTTCCGTGTCCGGATTGCAGCGCGCACTTTGTCCCGCGGTTCCGGCTGCTGACCTGGCCGGACGGCTGCACGGCGAAACGAGCGCTCAAGGAGGCGCGGCTCGCCTGCCCGAACTGTGGCGCGCTGATCGGTGACGAGCATCGCTCGCGAATGAACCTCCGCGGCTGCTACCTGGCGCCCGGGCAGAAGGTCGAAGGCGGGCAGATTGTAGGCAACCCGCCGGAGTCCGAGACGGCTTCATTCTGGGCGTCGGGCGTGATGTCCCCGTGGGTGTCCTTCGGTCAGCGCGCCGCGGCCTGGATTCGGGCGGCGAAGTCGGGCGACCCGGAGCGGATTCGCACGACGATCAACACGGCCTTCGGTGAGCTCTACCGGATCGGCGCGGACGCGCCGGCGTGGGAGTCGGTGAAGTCGCTGGCCGGGGCGTATGAGTCCGGCATGGTGCCGTCCGGGGTGCGGGTGCTGACCTGTGGCGTGGACGTGCAGAAAAACCGGCTCGTGTACGCGGTGCGCGGATGGGCGCTGCGATCGGAGTCGTACCTGATCGAAGCCGGCGAGCTGTGGGGCGAGACGGAGATGGTGTCCGTCTGGCGTGACCTCGCCGCGCTGCTCGAGCGCGATTTCGACGGTAAGCGGATCCGCCGCATGGCGATCGATTCGGGCTATCGGCCGGGCGACAAGTGGAAGCGGCCGGACAACATGGTCTATGCGTTCTGTCGCCAGAATCAGTCGCGGACGATGGCGACGAAGGGCCATGACACACAGTCGAAGCCGCTCGCGCCGTCGCTGATCGACGTGACCGTGGGCGGTCGATTGCAGAAAAAGGGCCTGCAGCTGTGGCACTTAGATTCGGACTACTTTAAGTCGTGGGTGCACGCACGGTTGCAGTGGCCCGCCGATCAGCCTGGCGCGTGGCACGTGCCGGCCGATGTGACGGATGACTACTGCCAGCAAGTGACCGCGGAGGCGCGGGTGCCGAAGCCGTCCGGCCGCGTGGCCTGGATTCGCATCCGCAAGGACAACCACTACCTCGACTGCGAGGCGCTGAACGTGGCAGCGGCGCACTCGCTGGGAATTCACCGGCTGCGCGATCGGCCGTTGCCAGAGCCCGCCGCCGAGCCCGTCGTAACACCGACACAACGGCCTCCCGTCCGCCAGGGATGGGTCGGTCGAAAAGGATCATGGATACGCAGATGAGCGGACTCACACTCGAAACGGCACAGGCGCACCTCGACAAGCTGCTCGAGGCGCAGGCGAGCAACATGGCCTCGGTGTCCATTGGCGGTCGCAGCTATTCGTTCCGCTCGAGCGCGGACCTGATCGAGGCGATCAACTACTGGCAGCGGGTGATCGCAGGGTTCCAGCGCAAGGCCGCCGGCCAGTCGCGGCACGGCTTCTCGGTTGCCAATTTGGGCGGGCCGCGGTGAACTTCCTCGATCGCTTCATCATCGCGCCGTTGTCGCCGAAGTGGGCGGCCAGGCGGGCGCAGTGGCGCAAGACGCTGGCCTATTACGAAGCCGCGCAGCCATCGCGGACGCGCAAGAGCCGCACCGAAACGAAGAGCGCGAACGCCGAGAACGAACGATCGGCCGTGTCGCTGCGGGTCCAGGCGCGGCACCTCGAGAAGAATCTCGACATTGCCTCGGGCGCGCTCGACGTGCTGGTGAACAACATCGTCGGGGCCGGCATTCAGCCGGAGCCGCAAGTCGAACTGCGCGACGGCGAGCTGGCCGACGAGTTCAATCGAGCGCTGCTGCGGCTATGGGACGACTGGATTTACTCGCCCGAGGTTACGCGACAGCACGATTACTACACGTTGCAGCAGCTCGCGTGCCGATCGTGGCTCAGGGACGGCGAGATGTTCGCGCAGCACGTGATCGGCGTGTTGCCGTCGCTGGATCATCGGACCGTCGTGCCGTACAGCCTCGAATGCCTCGAGGCCGACTTCGTGCCGATGGACCTGACGCGCGACAAGATCGTGCAGGGCATCGAGTTGAATGCATGGGGCGCGCCGCTCGCGTATCACGCTTTCAAGACGCACCCGGGCGAGAGCAATGCTTGGATCGCCGACACGAAGCGCGTGCCGGCCGAGCGGATGGTGCATCTCAAGTTCGTCAAGCGGCTGCACCAACTGCGCGGCATTTCGGTGTTCGCGCCGGTGCTCGTCCGCATGGACGACATCAAGGAAATCGACGAGTCGGAACGCGTGGCCGCCCGGGTCGCGGCGGCGATGGCGGCGTTCATCAAGAAAGGCACGCCGGACATTTACGAGCCGCCCGAGGTGTCATCGGACGGCACCGTGCAGAATCGGCAGCTTGAGTTCGTCCCGGGCATGGTGTTCGATGACCTGCAGCCCGGTGAGGACGTTGGCACGATCAACCCGAACCGGCCGAATAATGCGCTGATCCCGTTTCGGGATTCGCAGTTGCGCAGCGCGGCGGCGGGCTTGGGCACGAGCTACTCGAGCCTGTCCCGCAATTACAACGGCACCTATTCTGCGCAGCGGCAGGAGCTGGTCGAACAGTACGTCAACTATCGGCGGCTGTCGGGCAACTTCGTCTTCCGCTGGTGCCAGCCGGTCTGGGATAACTTCATTGACGCGATGCGCGCGTCAGGTGCGCTCGCGATCCCGCGCGAGATCAATCTCACGACGATCTACAACGCCACGCATACGGTCCCGCCGATGCCGTGGATCGATCCCGTCAAGGAAGTGACGGCGGCGCAGTTGGCCGAGGAGCGGATGTACACGAGCCGCACGCGGATCATCCGCCAGCGCGGCGACAACCCGGACCAGGTGAATCGCGAGATTCAGCGCGACCGGGCCGAACGCGAAAAGCGCGGGCTGATGCCGACGGTCGAGCCGGCCGCGGCGCCCGTCGAATCCGACGACGAATCAAAAGACGAGGAATAACCGATGATCAAGGTATTCGGGCGCGCCGATGGCAGCGCCGAGGTGCAGATTTACGACCCGATCGGCCAGAACTGGTACGGCGACGGCCTGACCGCAAAGAAGTTCCGCGACGACCTGAAGGCGCTCGGCGACGTGAACGCGATCACGGTGCGGATCAACTCGCCGGGCGGTGAGGTGTTCGACGGCTTCGCCATCTATAACGCGCTGAAGGAACATCCGGCGACTATCACAGTACACGTTGACGGGCTGGCCGCATCGATCGCCAGCGTGATCGCGATGGCGGGCGATCAGGTCTACATGGGCGAGGGCGCGATGTTCATGGTGCATTCGCCGTGGACGATCGCGATGGGCGATTCAGACAACATGCGATCGGTCGCCGACATGCTCGACAAGATCGAAGTCGGGCTCGTGGACGCCTACGTGTCCGGCACCGGGCAGGACCGCGCCACGGTCGAATCATGGATGGAAGGCGAGACATGGTTCACGCGCGACGAGGCGATCGCCGCCGGTCTCGCCGACGAGTTTGAGCCGAACGATACAGGCGAAGCATCGGCCGCCTACGTCAAGATTCTCGCGCAGCGGCACTTCCATGCATTCGCGATGAGCAGAGTTTCCAAGCCTCCGCAGGCGACTGCGGATCTCAATCCATCGGCAGCCGCCGATTCCACCTCAGAAGAGGACGTGACCATGACGACGAAAGACACGTCGGCGACCGATGCAGCCGACATCCGCAACCAGG